ATCGCTGTATCAACATCTGCCATCATAGCTATATCACGATACCTTTTAATTAGTTCAGATTCAGTTTGACTAATGCCATCTAAATCTAAATAGGTACCATAATAACCTCCGGCTCTAATACTTTCAACAGCGCCGTCCTCGGAAGGTGCTACAAACGATTTCTCGTTCGTAGCCTGTTCCTTTCTCTTTATTTCAAATCCAAATATATCCATAATTTATTCTTACCTTAATTGTAAGATCATATCCGTTAAACGGATACGTCTACGCCAACGTTCTCGTATCTCTGATACTGGAATGTAACTGTAAACTCTTCGATAATGTCGTTCTGTGCATATTGTAATGCAATTTCTGACATATTAATTGGGAACGCATCGTATAAAATGTATTTACCGCCTGGTAATACTGCGTCGTTCCTATCTAGGTGTTCGATTTCAATGTCCTGGAAGTAGTCAACAGGGTTTAAGTTACCTCTATTGTCATCTTTCTGGTTCATAGAATCTAACCATTGTTCGAAAGGTCTTCTTAACGATTGATTAGTATCGTTAATAATTGTTACTGTCCACGGATCAAATATACGCTCGCCAGCTAACTTAATTTCCCTACCTCTGTATTGAATAATTGCTGGGTTAACAGTTGAAGCTGGGATAGCTGCACCTGAAACTAAAATACTATAGGTATTGTCGCTTTCAGCAATAGTCGGGAAATTAAGAGTGACTCTGAACTGATTGGGACGAGCTCCGCCGGCCCCTAATCTACTTCTAAACTCTTCGATATTCATTTATTTCTCCTCTTTACCTATTTATATTACCCACCAATCTCTTCGAAGCTTACGCCTGTTCGAGTAGCGATAAAGTTAAGTTGTATGAAGTTAATTGCTCTAGCAGGTTTAATAAAAATATCTGCTACAAATTCGTTTCTGTCAATAACTTCGGGTGTATTGTTGCTAGAGTTACAAATAACTTTAAAGTCATATATACCTCTACGTCCTTGAACGTCTCTCAAGAACGGTGTAAGCAAGCTAGTAAATTGCGACCTAGTAAACGCATCGTTAAATTCAAACAATTGGAATTTAGCTGCTGTACTAATTGCTTTCTCAAGAATGATAAACAATCTTCTAACATTAATTCTGTTGAATGCACTAGGTGCTGCCAACATTGTTTTATCACCAAACAGAATAATTCCTGTACCTGGTGTATTAACAATAGGGTTGATACCGTTTTTATACATATCGTCCCTGTTTGTTTTAGTAGGATTAAATGCAAGTTTTACTGCGTTTCTTACTTGTCCTCTGTTATAACCAGCAGGTGAGAACCACGGATCAGTGCTTAAGTCTGTTGCTACACAAAGACCTGCAACGTCTCCATTAAGTGGAACCCATCTATAAACGTCGTTATATCTATCGTATTGATATTTCCAGTTACCGTCCATTACCGCAAACGAAGTTCCTGCTAATGCTGCTTTATCAGCAATCATTGCTGTTACCTCAGAACCTGCGTTGTTTACTACGCTAGCTCTTTGTGGTGAAAGGAATGTAATACAGTCTTTTCTGACTTGGGAAATATTATCGATAACATAATCAACATCTGTAGAACTATGTCCGCCAGTTAAAACCAAACTAATATCAACACTTTCTGAATCTGCAAACAAAGCATATCCTGCTTGGATATTACCTGAAGTAGGTGCTTCTGAAACACCGCCTGTCATTGATACAGTTGCTTCTGCTGATGTGTAGTTTGATGTAAATGTTGTAGTGGAATCAGAACCCCAACCACCTGTTGATTGTTCAGATGCTGGGTGGTCACTCCACCAAATATATTTTGATTGAGAATTAATCACGTCTTTATAATAAATTGAACCGCCTTCTAAACCTTTGGCGTCAGAAGCCTTTGAAACGTTTTCAAATTTCTCAAGAACTGTTCCCTGTTGTCCAGAGAATAAACCATCTTCGTCTACAACAATAATATGCAATTGGTCGTTTGAACCACCTTTTGCTAATACTGTGCTTGATGAAAGTGGTGCTCTATCAAATTGTGTTTTGTATGTCCAATCTGATGCGAGCGTTGCTGTAGCTGTTGCTGAAGAACCATCTCCTCCAATAGTAATTGTTGGTGCTGATGTATAACCATTACCTGGATTAGTAATAGTAATAGCTGTAACTGCACCACCTGATACTGTTGCTGTACCAGTAGCAGTAATACCGCCTGCTGGTGCTGCACTAAATGTAACAGTTGCTGATGTGTAACCAGAACCTCCTGCAGTAATAGTTGTTGAAGCAACAGAGTTGCTGTCAAACGTACTAGAATCTGCAAATGAAACTTTAAGAGAGTTTCCTAAAGCTCCAGGGTATCTAGCTACCCACATACCATTGGAACCTGAACCCGTTGAATGGTTTAGGTCATAGTCATCTTCATTATCTACTATAATAGCAGTTCCTGATGCGACCGCGTTTCGTGCTGCGTCGCCTGCTGCTCTGACTAACTTAAGATTATTACCGTAAGCTAGGAAACTAGCTGCTGTAAAGAAATCCACAAAGGTGTCATTGTCCGGTTTAAAAAATCTTTCAACAAGATTATTCTCAGAACTTACTGTTGTGATCTCGTCTACAGGTCCCCACTGAAAGTTACCAACAAACGCACCAATTGTTGATGCTACTGCTGGTACCACACTGGTTAAATCTACCTCTTTAACGAGTACACCTGGTGATAGCTGAAATGCCATGTTTTTCTCCTCGGTTTTTAAATATTATCTTATGAATGACACAAGTTTTATCATCGTATTATTTATAAGTCTTAATTTTTTACCATGTCCCGGAGCTTTTGTTGCAGGTTTTTCTTATAATCATCGTCTAATAACCAAAGATCTCCTCCAATTACTTCTGCTTCCGGTTCCTGTCCATCATTACGAATAAATGGTGTTAAATTATGTTCTATATCAGCACTTTGTTGTTTATACAAACCTTCTCTAGTGTTAATATCAGTCATATCTTTAAAGAATGCCTGTGAAGATAACCACCCGAACAACACCATACACATAACCAAGTCATCATGATAGCCTTCATCTGCTTGATAAGTGTTGCCTTTTTCTATAAAAGTTGATATTTCATGTATTATATGTTCATCAAATACCAACAGTTTTTGTTCCTCTAATAAGGACTTAAATGTAAAACACCCTTGCCTTTTTACTGCTTTAGATGTATTTACTCCTAATTTTGTACTTTTACCGAAACCTGGGCTAATAAATTGTCTTTGTTTTTCGGTTACCGTACTTAAAATATTTTCGTATTCTAGTTCCTGATGTAGTATTTCTACTACCTGTTGTCCAATATCATTTACTTCTACTAATACAAAAGCATCATTGAAGTCCCTTGCTACTTTTCCTATAACATCTGGAAACAACATAGGGGCTATATTATTGTCTCTATACTTTGCCACCACTTTGTATGGCATTTCTGTGATATCAACTACTATAAAGGCAGAGTAATCTCCACCTATACCTCTTGCTGTGTCCACTGTTATTGCATAGTAATGATTTTCTTGTGGACTCTCATATATATCCAAATGATTATTTTGATATTCAGGATCTAGTGTGCTTAACCTACCAATTGTTTGTGCATTAATTAATGTATTGGTAGATCCTAGGAATTCACACATAACCTCCTGGTTAAATTTTACATCTCCTAGTAATTGTTTCTGTTCTTCTAACCACTTTTCATCTCTTCCTGGTATCTCATAGTAAGGAATAAACATACTTTCAAAACCGTTCTCTCCTTTTTCTGCCTCATTCCAGAACTTCCAAAAGTGATTATAACCTAACGGAGTTGATGTTAGAAGTATCTTTGTTGTTTCACCAGCAGAAATAGTAGGATAAACAGATGTAAAGAACTCGTCTGCTATGTTGTTAGGTATGATTGCTGCCTCATCAATATAGAGCCAGTTTACAGATTTACCCCTGATGGCTGCTGCTGTTGTTGCTGCTGTGAGAACTTTACTATTGTTTTCTAGTTCTACGTCACCTTTGTTCCATACTTTAACACCTTGTTGCATCCATATAGGTAAGTTTTCATACATTATTTGATATCTGTTTAATACTTCCCTTGCTGCTGAGGATTTGTTTGCCATAATAGCTACTGTTTTGTCTTCCTCAAAGATTGTATAATGTAATATACACGCTGCTGATGTAACTGTTTTACCTTGCTGTCTACCTTCCATTAACACCACACGTCTGTTGTTCATTATACATTCTACCTTTTGTTTTTGGCAGTCATATAATTTAAATGGTTGTAATCCTTTATCAAGTGTAATAATTTTTACATAGTTTTCTATAAAATATACAGGATCTTCCTTACATTTTACATACTCTTTAATTTCTTCTTCAGAGAAATCATGTTGATATGCTAATGGTTTTAGATTGGGATTACCGTGATATGATGTTTGCTCAGTCTGTGTCATTAGGTGTTATATCAATTGGTTCTTGTTCTTTTTTAATTGCCTTCAATAAATCTTTTGTGCTTCCTACGAATAAATTGTTTTGTGTTTGTATGGGTTTACCTTTACTGTCCTCATTTTCTATTCTTTTCTGTGCCTCTTGTACTGCAATCATATCCTTTGCATTGTCTTGTAAATTTTTAATTGCCGTAATAGCAACCTCATACGCACGTGGTTGGTCAGAGTTTCTTGCTATATGTAATATACCTTCTATTGCCTCAGCATTGTATTGCTCTGCTTGTTTTAATATTGATCTGGCATATTCATAGTCCTGATCTCTTTGTTTTACTCTTAATTTTGCTTTATCGTCGTCGGACATAGCTACATCAGGAAGATTTTCCTTATCCTTTAGTTCTTTTAAATTTTTTTCTAGTGCCTTTGTAACTTCTTTAGTATTAAATGTCTTATCTAAAGAGTCAAAAGGGTTATTCGAATTCGGCATCAAACTCCTCCAGGAACGTATAAGCGTCTGAAGGTGTAGCCGAGGTTGGATTTACGGAAACAGTAACTCGTTCCCTGTTAGATGAATTTGTTCTAACTAATGCCATTGCCGGATCGTTAAATACGTCTGCAATAGCTTTCTTTATCACTCCCACATTATTAACATTGCTATAGAAATTAAGTGTCATCTTAAAATTAAGTGTCCAAATAATTGCTAACCTACTAGCAAAGTCTCCTTCATAATCATCTTCATACGTTACGTTATCTAATGTTATTTTTATGTCTCTTTTTATTCCTAACTCTGGTAAATCATTAACTGTTACATTAAAGTCAGGATTAAAGTAAGGCAAAATTTGTTCTACAATTTGTAACCCGTCTTCTTGATTCTTCGCAAATATATATAACGATAAATTCATGTTATATGGCGTAGAATTGAATACGGTTCTAACTGTATTTGTATCATCTCCCACACCAACTGCTTTGTTCTTTTGTATGGCAGTTGTTTTTCTGGTAGGATCATATTGTATTCCATCAATTTCAAATCCCATTCTAGGAAGTGTCATTGCAACTTCCCCTCTTGTTGTTGAATCAGGAACACGATTAATTCTTGTCATAAATTTTTGTTTAGTAGAGTACGCTAAGGGTACTCTTAATGTTTGTGCAACAGCACCTGAACTATTTTTACGTTCAATGTTTATGTTGTTGAATATAGTTCCAAAGGCAATAATAGCTTTTCTTATATGACTGTGATAAAATGTTGTATCTTTAAACATATTACTTTCCTAAACCAAATGCCTCTTCTGCTAATTTTATTTGATACTTAGTTAATTTATAAGGCGTTTCCACAAACCACCAGGGTATAATTGCGTGTACAATACTCATAACTCCTACAAGTAATGATATAGAACCTAAATATATAGAGTATTTAAAATGCTTAAAATAACTAGCATTTATTTTTTCTAAATGTTCTATCTTCATCCGCCTATTTCTCCAAATGGATTACTCTCACTAAAGTCTAATATTCCTTCGACTGTTAATAAACTACTAAAGTCTGTGTTGTCTATTGGTTCTATTGTTGTAGAGAAGTCCTCTTTAATTAAAGAACCACCATCTTCTAATAAGAATAAACTGTCGTCCTCTAATTGGAATTGATACTCTAATAAGTCTTGTGAGTATTTAGTTTCAATTGCATCTACTTCTGCTATACCTGTATCCAAATCTTCTGAACTGTATTCGAACAATTCACATACCAACCTATAAACATAAATTTTATTAAGTTGAAAGAATGGATTTTGAAATTCTACATATTTAATCTCGAACAGAGATTTAGTTAAAGGCATATACAATAAATCGCCTTCACTAGGCCTAGCTTCTTGGGTAAAAGTACCGTCTTGGGTAAATACCATGTCTTCCCATCTACGTTTGGCCAATGTAAATGTTACTTGGTCTCTTACTTCTAAACCAAATCTACCAAATATATCGCCTTGTCCTTCAAAGCCTGATACATTTTCAATATACATTTCTAGAGGATATGCTTGTGTAAACCTTGATAGTTCATCCTCATCAAATATTGTGTCTTTGTTTACTATTGTTCTGGGTAAGTAAAAGATATCATGACCATATACTTTTAAACTCTCAATGACAAGGTCCTCAACCAAGCGCTGTTCGCCTAGTGAGCCTACTCCTTTACCATTTTGAAAAAAGTTGTTTACTGGCATCTATCTACCCTATCATAAATGAGGGCGGAAGTTCGTATTTGAGTTGCATTTCTTGTTCGATTTGCTGTATCTCCTGTACGGCTTCTTGATATATACTTTCTCCATTTAAAGTTACCCCACCTGGCATTTGAATACCTTGGAATTTTTTCAAGTTCTCGCCCCATTGTCTTTTAAATAATGCAGTTACATATTTTTTAAGAAACATATCATCATACACTTCTGCGTATGTTGCAGGATCTACAATAGCGTATGCTTCTGCTACAATGTAATCTCCTACATTAAATGTCTTATCCCAATCTGTATCTACATGAAGTTTATTAGTCTTTCTATTGAATCTAATTTGTCTATCACCTGTTAGAAGTTTTTCTAACGTTGTTAAGTGAGATTGGACCACAGAATAGTATATCATATCTGCGCCCATTAAGTTATACAAGTCGTTCATTCTAAATTGATACATTAGATCAAATAGTTGTCCGTCTCTTGTATTGTTTGTTGCTGCCCCACCAAAATTAAATAATCTTGTAATACCTAATATTTGGTCGGTGATAGGAATATATCCGTTTTCTATATCCCCTTTAGTGTAAAAATCAGTGGCACCTAATGTTGCTGTTGCGCCACTGTCTGAACCTGTAAGTTGCTCAGAGGCTTGGAACGTGCCGGATTTAACCTGCTCGATTAATATGAACTGTCCTGTGGAATCTGCACCGTCGACTATTGCAGTTGCACCGGACGTTCCGCCTGTGATTGTTTCACCTTTGGTAAAGTTTGTAGCAAGATTTGCAGTTAGTTTTAACTTAGATCCTGTTATCTCATGTTTAACATAAGTCTTTTCTACACCATCGAAGTGATACTCTTGAAAAAACTGTAGAGCATCGTCCATACGATCTGAGAGCTGACCTTCATCAACATTTATTTCTATTACAGGGTGTCCTAATCTACGCAGTGCGTAGTCCTGTAAATCTTGTCTACTCGCTAATGCCATAATTCATTCCTTAGTTAAGTAAAGACCCTGAAGAATCATATACTGCTAATCCTGTAATAGTAGGTGTTGCGTTCTCGCCACTATTGTTGGCAAGTGTAATACCTGTTCCTGCTACTAGACTTGCAACATAATTACCTGTTGTGTCCGTACCTAGTGCAACGCTATTAGCTGCTATTGTTGCACTTATAGTTATATCGGCTGACCCATTAAATGATGCTGAACCACTAAGGTCCCCACCTAATGAGATTGTTCTTGCTGTAGCTAACGTAGTCGCCGTGTCTGCGTTACCTGTAACGTCACCTGTTACATCACCTTCTAGGTTTGCAACAAGAGTTCCTGTTGTAATTGAAAGATTACCTGTACTTGCACCTGTAAATGTTCCAGTACCTACAATAAACTTGTCTGCACTTTCATCAAATCCTATGAATGCGTTGTTTGAGTCTCCTCTTTCTATTACAATACCAGCATCATTGCTGGGTGAACCGGTTGTTCCGTTTCCTAATTCTAGTAATGCGTCAGTAACGTTCGTATTTGTTGTATTTACGGATGTTGTTGTTCCATTAACCGTTAAGTCTCCTGAGAGAACTAGGTTCTGAAATTGTACGTTATCTGATGTACCAACTGATTGGCCGATAGTCATGCTAGTTCCTGATAAATTAATACCAGTACCTACAGCAACAAATGCTGCTGCGCCTGCACTATCGTCCCACATGAATAATCTATCTGCGTCAGGATCGGATAAACTTTCCAATCCTAAATGTGATAAATTGACAGTTACGTCACCTGACGAACCACCTCCTGAGAGGCCTGTTCCTGCTGTAACACCTGTAATATCCCCTGATGTAATCTCAGAATATTTGGCGAGTCTAATCCCACCAGCAGTGCTACCATCATGGACGCGGATGGTATCTAGATCTGTATCAATTGAAATCTCTCCAACAGCACCTGTAAAGTTATTATTTTGAGTGGTTGTACCACGTCTAAATTGTACTTGTGTTGGCATTTATTTCTCCTCTAAAAAGTTCCACCGTCTATGCTAGATCCATCTTCCATGGAATCTGCTACTATTGTTCCAGTAATACGGCTAGATGCTATATTACCATCAATGTTTGTGGCATCAGCTTTCATAAGCTCATGTCCACCTTGTGTACTGCCGTCGTGTACTCTAATTGTATTGTTGGTAGTATTGACCGACAATTCACCAACTGCACCTGTAAAGGCATCGTTTTGTGTTCCGGTGCCTCTTCTAAATTGTACTGTTACTGCCATTGTCGTCTCCTATATTGAACTATTTGAACCTAAATCTTCAGTCGCCAGCCTATATTGTATAGAAGTATTTAAATCATATATTTGATCTAAATAAATCCCAAATGCATCTGTTGAAAGTGCTGTCGCTACTGAACCGTAATCGCCTGTTGGGAATACCAACGATTGATCTTTTTCAGTAAAGTTTGCAATCTTAACAATTTGGTCAGTTGAATTTCTGACATACATTATTTGATCGGCTGTGTTAATAGCAACTTCACCTACAACGATGTCAGATGTAGTAGGTACGCTACTCGCTGTTTCTGACTTCTTGAGTTTAATTACTGTTGCCATTTAATTGCTCCTCTGATTTAATTTGTATATTCTGGATTAGGCATAAGTTTACGAGGACCATCCACTTTCGGATTATAACCTTTAGGTTTAGGTTCCCTAACAAATTTAGGAATTTTTTTCTCTACCTTTGGTTCTTCCTCTATGACATTTTCTATTTCAGGTTTATTTTCTTTCTCTTCCTCTTGTTGTTGAAACTTTAGAGCGTCGAGTTCTTCTGCTAAATCCTTATTAGTCTCTGCCAATCTATTCTTTTCCTTTTCCATTACCTGTAATCTAGTTTTCAATACTATAGATTCTTGAGTTACAGTATTAACCTGTAAAACAAGGTTGTTAATATATTCATTAATTAATTTTTCATCCATTTCACTTTACCTTACAATAAATTAGTATGTACCTCCGTCAATTCCGCCGAATTCTGGAGTACCACCTGAGCCTGCTTGAAGAACTTGTCCTTCAGAACCTGCTGCTGTTACTTGAAGAGCACCTGTTCCGTTACCGTAAAGAATACCGTTACTTGTAAACGTACCTGCTCCTGTACCACCGTCTGCTACTGCTATGTCTGATGACAAGCCAGATACAGTACCGCCTGATACACTACCTTCAATGTTGGCTACCAAAGTACCTACTGCATAACCTGTTCCACTTGTATTAACTGTGGTTGTTGGAGCTGCTTGTAAGTCTTTAAATAGTTTCCACTTACCAGAATCTGATGCGTCTCTAAAGAAACCTGCATACAAGTCTTGTGATCCTGAAGTGTCGTACAATCCGAACAAACCAATGTCAACTGCGTCAGTTGAATTGTTTCCTGTTGCTAATGAAATTAGCGGATCTGCTACGGATAATGTTGTGGAATCAACTGTTGTAGTTGTTCCTGATACAGTTAAGTTACCTGAAACTGTAAGGTTGTTTCCAACTGTTACGTTAGTAGGTAATCCAATTTGTATCTGATTGTTTGAAACTGTTGTTTCGATTTCGTTAGCTGTACCAGCGAATGTTAGTGTTTCACCACCTGCGACTACATCGTCTGAACCGGAGTCCGCTGCAACTGTAAATGAAGTTGCAATTGTTCCTGTAGAAGCTGCTGTAATACGTCCTTGTGCGTCAATAGTTAAGATAGGAACAGCTGTTGTAGAACCATATGATCCTGCTGTAACTGCTGTATCATCCAATGTCGCTGTAAGTGTATTGCCAGACATTGCAGTTGTTAAACCTGTACCACCTGCGATAGTAAAGGTTTCTGAATCAGTAATTGCTCCTGTTCCAGAGTCACCTGCTACATCCACATCAATAGCTGAAGTTTGAGAATCTACGTATGCTTTAACAGATTGCTGAGTAGGTACTAAAGTAGCACTGTCAGATGACATATCGTCTTCATCAACAAACGCGGTTACTGTAATAGAACCGTCGCTAAGTGAACCGTAAGTTATTGTGCCTGCGGAAAAATTACCACTGCCGTCTCTTTTTACGATTGTTGATGCTGTATTAGCATTAGTAGCGTTATCCAATAAATCAGTGTAATATTTACCACCAATCTCTTGAATAACCTCGTTACCGCCACTATCTATAGATGAGATGTATAACTTGGCGGACGCACCGTCTCCAGTACGATCCTCAGCATACGCTAATTCGCCTTCAACTAAATCCGAAGTACCCGGAGCTGTTGATCCTGTACTTCTTTTTATCTGAATAGTTGTTGCCATTTATTTTCTCCTATTGAATATTGGTCAATTTTTATACTAAAATGTTCCACCATCAATTGCAGTAACGTTTACAGAAAGATTACTGGCCGGAGCCGCTTCCCATTTACCGTTAGTGCTGTCATAAACTAATGTGTAACCGTTTTGCACGCCAGTAGTATCTACTCCTTCTAATCCATCTAGTGTTGTAGATGTTTGAGTACGGGATTGAGAAGTCGTTGAAGTTACTACCCTATTGGTGCTAGTTCCTACTGTTACTTTTACTCCCATTTACTTACCTCGTTACGTTTGGCGTTACTGTTACTAGCCCTTCTAAAACTCTTAATGTTTCAGATGAGCTTGCTATTTCGACATCATACACATATCTGCCTTCTTTAAGTCCAGCAGTTTGTGTTGCCGATAGAGACAGCGTAATTTCTCCTGTATTGTCAACCTTGGCTACTGTAAAGTCGGTTGCTGTTGTGCTGGAGTAGTGTTTACGCAGTTGGCTAGTTGGCGTGTAAGAAGTTAAGTCCTTAGCAGTTCCGTCCGCATTAGTCAGCGTAATATCGAGACTAAACGTCGTTCCTTGATCTATAACTATATTCTGTACAGTAGCCATCTATACCTCTATTTTCTCTTATGTATCTTATTTATAAATAAAATGATATTGATATGAAAACTATTTTGACTTTAAAATATGGCACTAAATACAGTGCAAATGATGTAAATGCGATATACGAACACACCGAGGGTAAGTTCAATTACATCTGCGTTACTGATGACCCCACCGATTTGCATCCCGATATAGGCATTCTTAACATAGAACACGAGCCTGCTGGCAATATGGAAAAGTTAAAACTATTCCAAATCAAAGCAAATGAGGGAGAAACAATACTTTATTTAGATTTAGACGTAAGAATCCAAAAACCTATAGACCATTTGTTTGATTATTGTACTCATAATCCTGTAATATGTTACACTTATTGGAAAGAACGAGGTGAGAAAGAAGGTATTAATATACATGAATTCCCATATCATAGTAAAAAAGGACCGCTATCTAATTTTAATTCTAGTGTTATGGCATGGAAAGACGCCACACATATTTGGAAGAAGTATGCTATGAACGCTCATAAATATCATTTACAATATCCTTTCGGAGATGATACATTTTTATATCATGAAGGATTTACATTTGAACATTTCCCAAGAGAGGAGATATACTCATATATGTTTGACGGTAGAACATATCAAGATAAAACAATTTGTCTTTTAAACGGACAGGATCAATACCCGGAGATTGCAAAAGAATATGATGAACTTTGTCTGCATCAAGTGGGGCACTAAATACGGACCACATTATGTAAACAATCTGTATCGTATGGTACAGGAGAACTACAAGCATAATTTTACCTTTACTTGTTACACCGACGATCCTATAGGATTAAACTGTGATACAAAACCTATTCCCGATGTTGAACCATTACATCCTAAGTATTGGTTTGGTAAAGAAAATTATTGTTGGGATAGAGCTAAGTTTTTAGTATTCAACTCACATAACTTTTTAGGTTACGATGGACATTGGTGTTACTTTGATTTAGATGTAATTATACAAAATGATATCTCAGACTTATATGAACTATCATTAAAACCTAGAATCATAAATGTAGAATGGGACAATCCTAAACATATACACAATAGGCGTTTCATAGATATTAGAGGCACATATTATAATTCTAGTGTGATGTGCTGGAATAGAGATCAATGTGAACATATTTTCTGGGACGCAATGCAAGAAGAACAATTAATATTTAGAACTTTTTATAAAGGTACAGATAACTATCACTTTTGGAGACAAAAAGACTTTTGGAATAACATACCCTTAGATTGGGTGTATAGTTATAACCGAGGAAAGTCACATCCTCATGATTTGGAGGCACATAAATATAGAGAAGAATGTAAGTTTTGTCTTTTCAATGTTGATATGACACCCAACAATGAGGGACAAATAAAAATAGATGAATTACAAGATGAGAAACTTTTGAGACTTTGGCATGGTAACACTTATAGCAAATCAGCTAGATAACAATTATAGCCAAACACAGATAAACGCTTTTTATACTCAGGCGAAGAAACTGATTGAGGATCCTTTTGACTTTATTGTCTTTGTACAAAAGGAAGAAATGGATCTGCTTGAATCATCCAAAAAGAAAGATGGGTATTTAGATGGAATAAACTTTCATGTACCTAAGTATGGATTAGATTGGTTAGAAATAGATATAATGCAACACACGCATTCTAATAACCGTTGTTTGTTTGTAACTCCTAATATATTATTAAACTCTATAAAGGACATAGAGACTTATAAGGCCAACAAGAAGGTTCGACTTCAGGACGGTAATCTTTGTTACTTTATTTACCGTAATAATAAAATAGAAAGCATATTAAAGGAGTGGGAAGAAAATGAAGATGACCTACTATATAACTTTGATGCGTTCCATGAAAAGTTTTTAATCGAAGAAGGAACTTTACCCTTTTTACAAGATACCACAGCAACGTATCCAGAAAAATTAGAAGGGGAGGTCGTCGCATTACCTCATTGGTACGACGATTACACTCCTGAACAGCAAATTGCCATGTACAATAAAGAAACGGACCTTTATCCGTATCTTCCACAAAAGGTTGAAATAGAATTATCTGATGGAGAAAATAATTTATCGTATGAACAAGTAAAGGAGTCTTTCAATCCAGACTTTTTACTAAAAGCAAAACTAAAAAGAATAAAATTAAAAGGACTAAACGGAGATGCAACAGACAATCCAGACTTTATAGACATTGTTCACTACTTTGTAAAAGAATGGGTAATTAGTGTGGACTTAGATACACAAGGTATATCACACGATGAAGTCTGGTGGAAAAACACTGCAACATTATTTAAGGAGTTGGGTAATATAACCTTTAATATAAACACAGGCAATCCAGATAAAAAGGTATTACAAAATGCTAAAGTATTGCTAGACGCAGGTGTAAGAGTATTCTGGGCATATACACATACAAATCAATTGGACAATGATATACAAAAAGCAAAGAAACTTTGCAAACAATATATGTTCACAGGTTTTGTTTATAATAACGAAGTACCTGAGGAAAAGAAAACTGTTAAGAAGAAAATAAAACAGGAAATGCCTGATTATAAACTTATAGAACTTGAAACTTTAAAAACAAGAAAAAAGGACGACATATATAGAGAAAGGAAAATTAAATTTGCACCACATATTATGTGCGAAGGTAAAGTTAATAATTCATTTTATCTAAGTGCAGAGGGACAGGTTTTCCCATGCAAAACGGTTGCACTAAATATAACGACATCATATAAAAGTCCAGAACATAAAACAGAATTATTATATGATTGGGAGAAAAATAGTATCGTAAATAATGATTTAGAAACTATTTTTACAAATGATTTTTATAAAGGATACTTTAATAATTTGTTAAAGTTAAATCCTACAATAATACATAATGAACAGGATGGAAAATGCTAACACTTAAATCGGAAAAAACTTTAATTATTGAAGGTGAGTTCAACGACTCAGATGAATATACTACATGGATGAAAAATAGTAACAAATTTGCAACACTTATTATTAGATCTGATCTAACAGACTTTGATTATAAATGTATGCGTATAACAGAACAGCTGGCTGATATTGGTAAACAATATGGAACAGACTATGTCATTGCGAGGAAGGCTGGATGAGAGTAAATGTAGTTTGTAGTAAATGGGGAGATAGATATGGTCCGCACTTTGTCAACCGTCTTCACGATATGTCTCGAAGGCATACTGATCCTAAACATGACTTCCATTTTTATTGCTATACTGATGATGCCGAGGGCTTGGATCCAAATATTAAAGTTATACCATTTCCCGATATTGATACCATACATCCTAAGTATTGGTTCGGCTCTGATGACTTTAAGTATGGCATGGCTAGATGCTGGGACAGGCCTAAAACATTTGTCTTTAATACTCACAATTTCGCAGCAGATAAGCCGACGGGACGCTTTATCTTCTTTGATTTGGACGTAATTATACAGAGCGATATAGAGCCATTACTTACATACAATATGGAAAGGCCAACTAAATTAAGAAGTTGGTGGCAAGACCCACGTCCTATGAAGTCAAGAAGATTTAAATTAGCACACGGAGCAT